TAGCAACAGAAGTCTTACCAACGCCAGGACCACCACTCAATATAAGGTTAGGTACATTCTTTTGGTTTACAAATGTCTGAAAGGTCTCTTTAATTTGTTCAGGTAGTATACAATCGTCTATCGTCTTAGGACGATACTTCTCAACCCACAAATAATCATCACGCATAACATCATCCTTGTTTCTCACCTATGATACCATCGTTCCATTTACGACTATAGTCAACAGCATCACTCATATGTTGAAAAGTTTGAAGTTCTTCAACATCACCTTCAAAATGGTGAATAGCTACACAATAAAATATCTTGTAGCCTTTAGTTCGATGGACATGGGCCCACCCATCATATGAATTCTGAATTTTGTTCAACTGCAATCCAATAGGTTATTTCAGGACCTGCTTCATTGCGCGATGTAAATTGTGATATACCAGCCGATGTAATCTTACAATGATAGTCATAACTCATTAGCTTCATGTTCTCTGTCTTAAAGATAAACTTGAACTTATGGTTTGTATCATTGGGTCCTAAAGACTGTGTATACTTATCTGAAGTAGGGTCACTACTATTTATAGCTTCAAGAGTAATTTCTTCATCACCAGTGATAGATATTTCTGGTAGTTGCATAATATTAGCAGCTCTTAGTACTGCATTCATTTGATCCCATACAATATTGATATCCAAGTCAGGTTCTGGTATATCAATAGACTCCTTAGTAGGAGTAACAATCATAGAAGGATCAGCAAAGGTATAGTTAACACTCTTACCATTACCAGAGATCTCTAATTGATTTTCTTTAAACACATAAGTGGGAGTTTCAAACAAAGAAACAACACCCAAGAATCTTGAGAGGTCATAGATTGCTCCATCTGACGGGAACTCATCATCCAACATAGCTCTAGCCATAATGCTCTTCTGAGGAGACATTGTTGCTAATGCATTACCTTTCTTAAAAGCTATTGAAGGATTAATCATAGAAAAGTTCTTCAATATATTCACAGTCTCATTACTAAATTTCATATCAACCTCAAGTTTTCATAATATAATTAAGTGCTTCTGTAAGAACCTCAGCATTGTGATCATGCGTCTTTCTTCCATAGTGCACCAGGTCTCTTGCAAAGTCATCAGGATGTATCTGGTGTACAAACTTGTTAGATATAAGTTGCAAGTCATCATCCACATCATTGTGGTCTTCTTCTACTGCATAAAACTTAGCACCTACTTCATGACATAACCATTTGATAGCATCTAGTCCTTTATACCATCTCAAGTATGATGCAGCAGTGTGAAAGTATTCTACTGTAGCTTCGTCGGATCCTTCCAATCGTTTACGTCCTAGTTTGTTGATCGATTGTATTTGCCAACAATTCTTCTTCAAGTCCCATTGTTCTGTTCTTGTAGTATGCCAAGGATAGGACATAACAACAAGATCTGGATTGACTTGTTTAATCCATCTCTTTAGTATTCTATAGTATGAGTCAATACCATATCCTGGCATACCCATATTAACATATCTCATGTCTTTAGTCAACTCACAATTGTAATGAGCTTTGTAAGTCCATGACTCTTCTAATGGCATGCCAACAGCCATTGTATGACTGTCACCAATATAGATTGCACCACCTTCTTCTGCTTCAATATCAATACAAGATCCATCATGTCTGAAGCCTTGTTTGTTAATCAAGTATTTGATCTGCACAGGTTCATCTTGATCTGTAACTAATGTTTCAGCAGTCTTTGGTTGTATCAACCAACCATTGATCCTCAGTAAATTTCTTGTTTGAGGACCTGCCATATGTTTTTCTAAATGTTGTATTGTATCTGTTGGATATTGTTCTGCTTCAGCAGGTAAGAATCTACCTAATGAATGTACTAGATTCTCTTGGTGTGATGTAGTCTGATTGAATGCAAACATTTTATCTGCAAGTACTCTCTCATTGGAAATAGTCTTCAAAGGCCCTCTTTCTATACTATTGTCCTTGATCAATCTTAGACCAAGAGCTTTGAGGGCCTTGATTATATCCCAATCTACATCATTATTATATCTGTCTGGTTCTTTTCCCTTTTTCCAATCAAACATTACTTGACTCTCTCATTTGCCTCCTTAGCTTTTTTTTGTTTCTTTTCTAACTCTGCTACTGGTGACTTCATCTTACCACCAATCTGACTCTTATCAGCAGTGGCAGATGCTCCAATAGATGCAAGAGCTTGTAAGCTACCTCCATAGACAAAACTACCAACATGACTTAGTTTAACCCAAGGACATAACCATATCTTCAATCCAGCTTTGATAGCCCATTGACAGAACATATAGTCTTCAGATAGATAACGTCTTGACTCAGGATCAATAAGAGCTTGGAAGTACATCATGATCTCTCTTGAACCATCAAAGTGTTCAGTACGAACATGGTCTGGTTTGTATCTAAACCCACCAGGAGATAGTTCACTATCATCCCAGTATGCATCCTTGAATGCTTGTAATGTTCTCTTAGTAAACATCATGAAACCAGTACCACCTTCTAGCACAGGAGCTGGCTCATCTAAACTAATCTCGGTAGTACCAGGAACAGGATTAAATACATAGTCGCCGACAAAATTATCAAGTATATTAGGATCTTCATCAGCATGTCCCTGATCCACGGCCGACTTGATCTTCTCCCACGCAATACATTTCTTGGGATAAGGCGAGCAAAGAATGTCATATTCATCTGTCCTTTCATCCTCTGGATCCATAAGAGCCATCATAGAAATAACATCATTTGCTTCAAAACCAATATCTGCATCGATGAAAAGCATATGTGTACAATCAGAACGCATAAACTCATCACAGCAATAGTTTCTTGCTCTAGTGATCAAAGATTCATTAAACAAGTAATAATACTTTAATTCTATACCATAATGCATACAGAGTGCACTAAGATCATTTGTAGACCTTGTATACATTCCAGCACACATACCACCATACATAGGAGTTGCTACAAATAGCTTTCTCTTACGTAGGTCTTCTATTTCAATTTTTATCTCCATTAATTAACTGTACCTTCATATTGAACGTCATGGAGAGAACCGCTGCCATAACTTCCAGCGTATTGGTTTACAGACTCTGCTTTGAATAGTAAGAACTGACCAACCCTGGTACCTCTTTTAATGTAAGCAGGCCCACCATTAACATGCAAAGCACCAGCCATAACCCCACTGTAACCAGAATCATACAGCCCGCTAGTAATAAACAAACCATTCCTGTTAAGTGTAGACCTAGTGATGACAAAGCCTGCCTCATTAGGTCCAATTGTAATGATACCTTCCATAATGATCTCATAGGTTCCCACATCCAACTTAAACCAACCATCTTGATCTGGAGCCAGCTGATCACTGCCTCTGTGTTCTTTACTTTCCTCATCGATAACAAAATCTCTGCTACCTAACTTAAATATTTTATCCAGACGTAAGTCTACAGCGTTTGGCTGAACTTGGTCATCAGTGTACTCACTAAGACTGGATTCTGATTTTTCACTACACAGATGTAACATGATCCCGTGTCCTCTTTCTTTCAACAAAATTATGCATTAGACAAATATAATGAATGGCCTTCAATAGATCAGTTGTATTGTGACCACCTTTCTTGCCATACCTCATTAGATACTTTATAGCAGTATCACGACAAGTACTATCAGCATTGCCAAGAGTTTCCCACACATCAGTAGTCTGCAGTTCTCCATTACCAACGTAATGACCTTTATAGGTTCCAGCAATATATTCTAATGCTTCTTGTAAGAATGCATCTTCATGATGTTTGAGTGTTGGCTTTGTATTAGGATCACCAAATAGATCAGGCTGCATAGCATAGCTCCTCAATATAGTTGATATTATCTTTAGCCAGTCTTATATTATCCCCTACTTTATAGCTAAAGTCAACTTCTTTTTCAAACTTACCTTCAGATAATCCAGTAGGACTACCGTCAAACTTTATACCATTCAATCCAGCCCACACAGCTGCTGAGCTATCCCATGTATCAATAAAGTCAGTAAATCCTCTCATAAGACTAATCTCATTAGGACCTTCAGTCATACCAAGAAAGTGTACTCTCTTTCCAAGAAGACCAGGCAACAGACCTTCATCTTCAAGTCTATTCATGAAGTGTAATCTCGACAAATACTTTTGTGTTGGATTGTTAGATTCACATCCATATGCCAAAGGTATATTCAATATAGAGAATGCAATATAGTCAATCTCTGGATGACTCAGACCCCACTTAAATGAATCAACCAAACCATCCACATCTCCTGGTAGAGACTGTGGACAATAGAATGTACCTAAATTATTACTCTTCAACTCAGGTATCATTTTCTCAGCTGCATGTACAGTCTTTAACCAATCCTCACCAGGATAGTCAGACATGACAACATAACTTGCTTGACATGCAATAGCCATCTGTATCAGCTTTTCTGTAGGATACATTTGATCTTTACGTTTGTACATTTCAAACGCACTGTTATCCATAATGATCTCATGGTCTGCTTCTGCTAACCTAAGATACTTATTGCGGTATTCTGAGTCTTCTTCTATAAGATGAGCTAATACTAAGTGTACTCTTGTCTCTTCTGGGGT